CGTCAGTGATTTCTTTCTCAGTGGAAAGCATACCCAGAGAGTCTAGTACAAAAATACAGGGTTTGCGTTCTTCTAATGACTTCTTAAGATATATATCAACTGCTTTGAGTGCTTTACTACGAAACTCCTCAATAGTGACAACATTAACTACAACAAAACGAGAGGTATCAATGCCACGAGACTCAATCAAGGATTTATTAACAGCGGCTTCAGTATCAAAGTAGAGACAATAACCATCGGGGTGAGTATTAAGAAAATTCTTAACCACAGCGAGAGAAAAGAAAGTCTTTCCAGTAGAAGACTCTCCAGCAATAGCAGTAATTTTGTTACCAGAAACACCACCAAATATACTACCTGAAACCAGTGCATTAAAGATATACGAACCCGTGTCAACATAAGTTTCTGTCTCGTCTATGTCTGATGCTAGTTTCGTATAGTCATCACCAATTTCTTTTACTATTTCTTTCAGAAAGTCCATAGTCACTCAAAAATATAGTGTGGATTTTGAGATTTAAAAGTCTCTACCTGTTCTTTAGTTTTAAAGAATTTAAAGAGTATTGAATTTGGAAACTCTTTAAGTTGATATTTTACTTTAATCATTATGCAACCATCCCGTATTGTTCACGAAGTATTTTTTTATAAGGAAGTCCTTGTTCACGGAGTTCACTTACAAGTTTCAGTTTTTGATAAAGTTTGGTATCACCACCAAGAGTCAGTGATTTGATAATTGTATTCAGTTCTTCATCATTAATAGGAAGGTCCATCAGGTAAAAAAGAGTTCAAGGTTTACAGTTTTTTCTACATTCCATCCAATTACATCAAGAATAATTTTGAATGGTTCTAGAAAAGCTTTCTCAAATTGTAAGTCATAGTCTATGTATTTGTCAATATTAAGTTCCTTGGGAAACTCTTGGATAAAGGAAATAATATTTTCATGAATGCTATTTGGTTTTTTAAGATAAACAAATTTAATCTTCTCACCATTTTGAATTAAAGAATACTTATGAGTGAGTTTGTGTTGTTTAATATAATGATTAAACAAGAGTGCTCCCCGAATATGAATTGGAGTTCCTTTTATATAAATGTCCGATGAAGATGAGTACTTCTGAACATCAGAGGCAGAACGAGGGAATGAAATTTGCTCTGGAGGAAGAGATTTAAATTGTTTTCTCGCATTCTCAATAAAATCAATTACATCATCCTCCGTTCCACTCATCGTTATTTTGAGTGCATCTTTAATCATCTTACGACAAGGAGCTGGAGTGGATGACTTGATTGCTTCAATACCCATAATCTTCAGTTTGGGTTCTTCATAACGAACTCCCTCACTATCCCAGACATTTAGAATGTAACGTTTCTTGGCGGTCCAAATTCCACGATCAGCAATATTCTCACGCTTCATTTGCATCTTCTGGTCATAAGCATTCACATAGTCAGCCAGTTCTTGGTAAGAACTTTCAATATACTTTTCGAGTTCCATTTCACAGATCTTATCAAGGAACGAAACAACGCTTTCAGTAGTTTTCTCTCTTCCCTTGTATACAGTTTCAACCAGAGGGCCCATATTAAGGTAAATAGAATCAGTATCTGAAGCAATAACATAATCAACTCCATCAGTTTTAAGAATCTTGTTTAGATAGGTATTCATCTTATTCTCAATCCAACGGATCGATACCTGACCAGATAAGGTGATTGCCTCAGCATTTTCAAGTTTATAGTAACGAAAATACTGATTGCCGATGGCACCATAAGCAGAGTTCAAAGAAATTTTCTTTGCCATCTGAATATTATTGCACCTAGCAATTTCTTTTACTAGTTCTTTATTTTTAGTTTTTTCATATTCTTTTTTCGCATCAATCATCTTCTTTTTAAAGATAACCCGATCCTGGTACATCTTCTCCATTAATTCAGGAAGAAATCCACGGATATCTTTACGGAACATTGCACCATTAGCACAAACCGCATAATCTTTATACAATTCAAAATTTATTTCTTGATTAAGTATCCGATCAACATTTGAAGTTGGATGTTTTTCTTCGAGGATTGTTTCTGGAGAAATATTATATTGCATAATGAGGTGAGGATAAAGAGAGTTAAGGTCAAAAGAGACAACCCAATCATACTTCCCTGGAATCGGTTCCTTAACGTAAGCACCAGCGTATTTTTCATTTTTCTGAGATTTATTCTTCGGAGGAATAACGATGTTCCGTTTCTTCAAATAATTGAAGATAATATTATCCCACATACGAACTTGATAAAACACATCAGCATAGTTTACCTTAGCATCATATGCCATCGTCAGTGCCAACTCAATCAATTTCATCTTGTCTTCTAATCTATCAACAAGTTCTACGTCAACAATGTTGTACTCAATAAACTTTTGCCATCCTTGAGTATAGAAATCCTTAAAGGTATCAAACTCAGAGTGGTCCAGTTTTTTCTGACCAAGTTCTACTTCGGCAATATAATCGAGACGATATGATTCTTGATTCTTATAAGTAAACTTTTTATAAAGGTCAAGATAATCAAGTTGAGTCAATCCACCAACATCAAAAGTAGTGTGCTTTCTTCCTTGAATGTAAGTTTCTCCCTCTGTCACAAGACCCCAATTAGAGAATCTCTTCATTAGTTTTTCACCAAGAACACGATTAAGTCGTTTGCAAATGTAAGGAATATCATAAAATTGAATATTCCATCCAGTCACAACATCAGGAACATCAACCATCCAATAATTAATAAAGTTACTCAGAAGTTCGTACTCACTTGGACATTGATGATATGTTACATTTTTTTGTTTGTTATTAAATGGTTTAATTCCCCAAGTAGTAATCTTTTTAGTCGTATAGTCCTGAATTGTAATCGCAAGGATTTCTTCGGAACAAGATTCCACGTCAGGAAATCCTTCCTCAGAAGCAACCTCAATATCCAAAGTTACAAGTTTAATTTTGCTGATATCAAACTTAATTTCATCTTCAGGATACTTTTCTGAGATGTATTGATAGATATACCTATCATTTCCATAGATTTCAAATCCATCTACACCTTCATACTTTTTATAAAATTCACGACAATCTCGCACACTTCCAGGTTTTACTGGTTCTACCAAATCCCCCGATAATGTTCTATACTTAGAGTCTTTTTTAGTCTTTACAAAGAGAGTTGGAAAGAACTCATCTCTGGTCTCAAATCTTTTATCATTTTCTACGCCACGAACCAAAAATTGGTTTCCAATCAACTGCACATTAGTATAGAAGCGTTGTGTCATTCTTTAATCAAGTCCTCATATTTTTCAAGTAAAGTTGATGTTGGATCTGCAAGTGTCAGAATCTTATCCGAACTCATCATAAATGTATCTTGTTTTGTATAGACAAGAAGGAAAGGTTCTAGTGTTTTATTTGCATTTACTACAAAGGGTTTAATCAATTTGCAATTTGGTTCTCCAATATCAGCACTAACCTCTTCAATCTGACTAATTAAAACCAAACTTTCATTAAGTACAATAATTTTAATCACTTTGTTCTCCATCTTTTGTTACCTGATTAATACGTTCTTCATACATTTCTTTTACTTGCCCTATAGGTTCAACAATCGTTACAACCCAATCAGAGGGAATGGGAATTTCTTTATCATCTGACAAAGGAAGGTACGGATAAAAAGTAATTGGAACTTGACTCACTGCATTATCTTCAGATGCAACCTCACTTTTTCCAAGATTTACAATATAAGGACGGCCAAGTAAATATCCAACAGTTCTTCCTTCAACAGAAAGTTCTTGGATATCGGTCATTACATTTTCGCCCGACTTCAACAATAAAAGTTTTACGGTCATTTTTTATCTTTTGCGTATGAACATTCTACTACAAAAAAAAGGAGGAGTCAACCTGGATTTTGCCAGGTCCTCCTCGCGCCGACGATATTCAAATATATTTAGAGATAATCTTTGCGAGCATGATGTTCTGGAACTATTTTCCCAAGTACGATCCGTAGAAGTCCGTCCTCAAATGTGACCTCCCTAACTTCGGTGTCGTCGGATAGAGTCCACGCTCGTTTAAAACTTCTGCTAGCCACTCCCTTGTGGACAAACGTCCGATCCGTTTCAGTGTCTGCTTTTTGTCCTTCGACAAAAAGTTTTCCATACTCTGTGAACACATTGACTTCTTCCCTCTTAAACCCTGCGAGTGCAATTTCTAAATGCGACTCAACATTATTTACCTGAATAAGGTTATAAGGTGGATAATTTGTTGTAGTTTCGTGAAGATGGAAAAGACGATCAAAGTATTCGTCCATTCCAATAGAGTTGCGAGTAATCTTCTCCATCAGTGCAGGAAGATCCGCAGCAGTATACCTTGTAAGATTAGTCATTTTAGTAGCTCCTTAAAAAGCGAGTTTGTGTTTTGTGGACCCTTTCGGCATCCAATACTATTTAACCATAAATCAAAAAAGAGAAGAACGGTAAAAACCGAACTTCTCTTTAGGGTGTTCCGACTTTTGTAGAGTGCCGCACGAATGGCACAATGCTATTTATTCTTCTTCCTGCGGTTTTCCCTTCTTACCAATATTGTATTTGGTTTCAAGTGTCCATTCATTCTTTTCTTTGTATGAAAGGACTTTGATTTGATTAAGTGGTGCAATATCAGAAATCATTTCCATACTATTAACAACAATCAATCCCCAATCAACAAGAAGTCTTGCAATACGATTGCGTCTCTGAACATCGTTTACGGTTAAGTTTGCGTGTTTACCATCAAGAGCAAACAATTCTTTGAAGTGAACGATGTAATATCTACCCTGCTTATGAAGAATATGGCAAGATTGATAGAGTTTCTTTTCCTTTCGTGATGCAACTCCAATTCGAGTTAGAGTTTCACGCACTTTAAGAAAATCATCAGGTTCACTTAAAGTAATTTCCACCATGGATGCTGGTGACCACTTTACTTCAGGTTCTACCGTGGTAGTCATTTGGATCCTCCAATGTCAAGTCGTTGTTTAATAAAGTTAAGTTGTTCTTTTGTCAGGATTTTTAATGCTTGAGATGCCTTCTCATTACTATACCCATAATATGTTTTGACACATTCTAAGTCTGTAACCTTATCCTTTCGGAGCCAGGGAGAAAATCTCTTCTTTTTCCTCAAACTATTTAGATAAAACGAATATTGCATATCTTTATCGAGTTGATGATGCATATTCATTTCATTTGCATACATTACGCAATCAATATGTCCCGATAAACAACGATTAATAATGTAAGGAGCATATTCCTTGATGACACTAGGGTCTTCTTCAGTAAGATTAACTTTTGTCTGATTAATGGAATTCAACCAATCTTTAAGTTCAGTCATAAAGAAAACTTTCCAGAGGATTGGTTTTTTCTGTGGGATAGTTTGTAACTAACAATTCGGTCTTCACATTTTCATCAGTTCCTTTTTCTCCTCTGTGCGCCATAGAATATCTCAGTTTCCACTCACGAAGGTGATAATCTTTGTATAGTTCTAGAAGTCTATCATTTACATTGTAAGTAATCATAAACTTATGTGGGCACTTATAGACATTCTCAGCAAAGATGTCGTGATCAAATGACTTGTGCATCTCACGATTTTTACCATAGAGAAAATCTTTGATGTCATATGGGGGGTCAAGAAAAACAAATGCCTCTTGCCCAGGAGCATTCATTACTTCTGAGTAATCAATATTCGTAATCTTCCAATTCTTCATCAATCTAGAATAATCTCTCAGTTTTTCAATTCCCACAAAAGAAAAATTAGAACGAGATGCTGTAGGAGAAAATGTACTATTCTCAGTCAACCCAGAAAAACTACATTTATTAAGAATGAAAAAACTTGCTGCTCTTTCCAGTCTTTCCTGTGTATTAATATCTACTTTGGTTTGATCGAAAAGTTCTTTATGGGCAGCATCCTTCTCATCTTGAGTTGCAAAGTTAGATGCTTTGTTTTTAATTTCTTTTAATCTTTCGGCAAGTTCATCTCCATTATCTCGAAGTTGTACCCAAAAATTATAAAGAGGTACATACAAATCATTAATCCAAATGGGAACATTTGGATATGCTTGAGTAGTGTAAAAAGCAACAGAACCTCCACCAATAAAAGGTTCCCGATACTCTTTAAAACTTTCAGGATACCAAGGAGCAAGTGTTTTAGTTGCCTTAGATTTTCCTCCAGGATAACGAAGACAAGTTTTAAGTGGAAAAGTTCTTACTTTCATCTTACACATTTCACAAAAATACCAACAGATTTAGTTGCTTCTGCCATCTCACGATATCCAGTTCCAACATAAATTTGCCCGCCAACTACAGCAACGGCACAGGCACCCCAGAAGATATAATACCACTTGGATTTGACTTGATGTCTAATGTTTGTCATTTGAACTCACACTCCACCATAATTTCAGTTAAAGCGGCAAGTAAGTTAATCTCCTGGTCGGCACAAAAAGCACATTGGTATTGATACTTAGCAATAATAAGAACAGCAGCAGGAATAGATGGGGATGTAAGACAATCAAAAGCGGCGTCATAAACCCTGCGAAGTAAACTAGAAGCATCGTTGTCCAAGTTGGAGACCACCCACTTTCGGACTTCAGTAAAGTTTTTATCTTTGAGATTCTTGACCAGTTCATTTACGGAAACATCAGAGAAAGACGCAAGAATTCCACTATCGATTTTCCCACTTACAGAATATCGTTGACACTCATTTAAGACTCTGCGCCAGTCTGGGAAGTGTTTGTTGATAAGTTCGGCAAGGACTTTAGGATCGTATTGTATACGTTCCTCATCCAGGATGTTTTGTAAACGCTTGAAGAAGGATCCTGCCAGTGCGGTTTTTTCTTTTCCTTTGATGGAGAAATCAACGACGGCACATCTGGAGTGGAGGGGTTCGATGATTTTGTTTTTGTAGTTACAAGTGAAGATGAATCGACAGTTACGATTAAACTCCTCAATAGACGCCCGTAGGAGGAGTTGTACATCTGGGGTTGTGTTATCTGCTTCA